TACGGACTCAGTCATCAGCGCTTTCCTTGCTCAAAAAGGGTCTGGCACGGGACGCAGCGGGTCATGCCACCAAGGGCGCGCCGTTGTTCAGGGATCGGCTTATCGCAGTCCTGGCAATCGGTCAGGCTTGGCCCGCTCGGACACGCCCGGGCGAGCTGAGCGGCAATCGCCTGATCACGCTGGCGTTGCTCCAGGGCTTGGGCACGGTCGAACGGGCACACCATCAGCGCAGGCCCTCGGTCTCGGCTGCAGCCAGATATGGCACGCCGTTGACGCGGATAAAGTCCGGGCTGGTGACCTCGAACGGCACCTTGTGCTTGGACTTCTCCCCACCTTTGGGATCGACACTGAGCAGGCTGGAGACCTTCAACTTGCAGCCGAATGCCTCGATGCGCAGTTCCTCTTCGCCGGCCTTGGCAAAGAACACCACGTCGAAAGGCTCCAACTGGCGGAAGCTGCCCGCCTTACCTGCGGCCTCGATCAACAAATTGAAGTTGCTGGTGTCGAACTCAAACTCACCACTCGCTGCCACGTCGCCATCGACATGGCCGTTGGGCACGCCACGGGTTTGCGCCACAGCAGTGTTGTCGGTGATATCCAGGGTGCAGCTTTCGATATGGATCTGGAGATCGCCCAGGTTGATGTCGAAGTTTTTACCGCCAATACGGGACATAGGGGGTTACTCCGAATCGTCGTTGGAAAGATCCAGGGCGATGTTCGCCGTCAGGTCTTTCGGGCAATTGAGGGGTTTGATCTTGATGTACACCTCGACCTTGGTTTTGGTGTGCCACACCAGGACGATGTCGCCGTCTTTCGGCGACTCGATCTCTCCCGGGAACACCTGGCCGGCGAACTTCGCGGACTTGGCCATGACACGCAGCGGTTTCATGAAGGCGCTAGCAGCGGCCGCCATGCTGTTGGGCGTGTTGTTCAGGCGCCGATCACCTACCCGCCGGATCAGCAGCGGCCGAACCTGGCGGGCGGCCTTATCGGCCAAGCGCAGGTACTCGACCACCTGGAAGTCGCTCGCCGGCGCATCGAGCATGTTGCCGTCGCCCCAGAACACGCCCGGGTAGTCCGCATAGGTCTGCGAGACAGAGAAACGGGCCTTGTCGAGCTCCGAGCGGATGGCCGACGGCAGCGGTACGCCATCCTTGTCCTTGGGCACGGGGCCCAAGCCCAGTACGGCACCAGATGCGACACGCATGGGACTGTCGGCAATGCTGACGGCCGCATTGACCAGGCGCCCGGCCAAAACGCCCAGGTCATTGCCGTGCAGCTGGGGCACGACCAGGACACGCGGCGCAGCCAGATCCTGGGGGATCGCCTTCTGTTCCGTCAGGTAGTCCGCCCAGGACTGCTCGGCAGCTATGCCCACGGTGCTGGCCATGACGAACAGGCGGCGCCCGTAGGTGTTGTTGATGGCAATCGCGGCGGCGTGCATCGCGGAGAGTTCCGCTGCAGCGGTCACCGGTTTGGTGATCACCGCTGCCTCGACGGAAAAGCCCTGCTGCTGGGCCATTTCGAGGGCGTCGGACCAGTCGCCGTCTGCAGCAAGCGGAGCGGCCAGGCACGCCCAGCGATCGCCGCCGTTCGCCATGGCTGCGGTGACCTGAGTTTTCAGATCACTGGGCGGGATGCCCAGCATCACGTCCAGGTCGCTGTCGGTGTTCAAAGGGATCAGGCTGCCGACGCTTTTGGCGCCGGGACCGATGAAAAGGAAATAGCGTTCGATCTCGGTCACGGCACCCTGGCCGAGGTTGAGATTGTTGACGCTGACTTTGCCAAGTGCCATGCAGTGCCTCGTTAGCGGGTTGAGTTGAGGATTTGTTGCAGCACCTGGTTAACCAGCAGGCTGGTGTCCCGGTCGGTGCTGACGCCCAGGAACTGGCGTTTGGGCAAGGTGATTTCCCAGCTTTGCGCACCGTTTCCCTCGGCTTTTTCGTCGGACAGGATGCGAATCAGCAACCCGGCCTTGGCGTAGTTCACGTGTTCTTGAATCCACGCTACGGACGGCCGTGTGAGGCTCTTTTTGCCCGCCTGACGAACCTTGAAACCCAGACGACGCAAGCGCTTGGCCTGTTTGTCGGTCGCTGCCAGCCCTTCCGGGACTCGGTTCCAGCGGCGCATTTGCGAGGCGGTCCGGCGTTCGGAGGCACCGTTGTGCTGTTGCGCGGCGACCCAACTGGTCAAGCCGTTGCGCCAGCCCAGGGTCGCGCTGTCAGGGGTCAGGGCGGTGACCTGGAGCAACTTGCCCAAGCCGGCCTCCATCTTCTTTTTGCCCTTGCCATCGCCCTTGCGGGCCTCGAATGGCGAGCCGTCCAGGTTCTGCTGGTCGCGGATTCGCTTGCGGCCCATGGTCCGGATCCGCTTGCTGACGTTGTTGAGCAGACGCCGGCGCAGCTGCGGGGGGAGGCTGAGCAGAGCCAACTGCTCGCGCACGCCCAGATAGCCCCGGGTATCGAGCTCGAAGGTGCTACGCGCCACGGCTGCGCACCTCGCCCTGCTCGGCCGTCCAAAGGTCGAAGTCGATCAGGCCCCATTTCTTGCCAAACGCATCGATCAGGCCGTTGGGATCCTCGGCCAGGTGCTGGGCCTCGACGAACTCCAGGGTCAGCTCTAAATCCGCTTCGTCTGGGGTGACCTGGTCGACAGCAAAGGTCGGCGCCGGCAGGTCGTCGTCCCGATCGGGATCGTTGGATTCCAGCCAGCCGCCCAGGAGCGCCATCAGCAACGCCGGGTTGCCGGCAAATCGCTCGATCACGAACACGGCGCGGTAACGCATGTCACCCATGTGCAGACCTTGGGTGCCCGGCTTCCAGATCAGATCGAGGTTGACCTGCTCGGCCCAGCTGTCGATCTGCTCGGGCAGCACTAGGTTGAGGCCGATCAAGTAGGTGGTCAGGGCGCGGAGCTTGTTCATAGCAGCGCCGCCGTGACGCGGCCACGGCCCTGCAGCGAGCGCACGGCCTGTTGGCTGAACGCCAGGAAGGTTTCCGGACGGTCTGGCAGTTCCTTGCCCAGGTTCTCGGCGCTGTCGCGGCGGATGATGGTCACGAACTGGGGCAGCAGGCTGGCTTTTGCCCTGCAGTACACAGCGCGCTTGTACGTCGCTGCGTGAAATGTGCGCTCGGGCAGCACCATAGGGTCAGCAGATTCCAAGATGGTGACACCCACGTTCTGCCAACGGGCTTTGCACTTGGCCAAGTCGCTGTTGACCTCGGTCATGGCCGTGGTCAACTCAGCGGTCAGCAGTTCCACCAGGTATTCCGCCGGCAGGCGGTAACCCTTCTGGAATTCGGCCACATCGAGGTTCGGCCAGAAGCCGTCGTTCTCGATCGCCAGTTCCACGAGGGTGGTGGGTTTACCTGAAAAGCTCATGCTGACCGCTCAAATAGGGCGGGAAGCCTGTTTTCAGTGGGACGGTCCATAAATGGGCGGCTCACTTCCACAGGTTCCCGCTGGGGGGGTAGTCGGTTATTCGGAAGCCGTTGTGGCCTGTTGTTTTGCCAATGCCTTGCGGCACTTCTCGAGGCGGGTTTCGTTGCCGGCCTTCGCGTACAACACGGTGGAGCGCTCCAGATGCTTGATCGCGGTTTCCCACTGCTGAGCGTCCTGGGCACGCATGCCGATCAACTTGTGGTACTTGCTCGGGATCTGTTCCGTCAGGTCCCATTCGCCGTCCACTCGTGGCAGCAGATCGGACAGGTACGGCTCCGGGCTGCGGGTAGCGTTGTATTCGGCGTAAGCCCAATCGATCACCGCATCCGCGACAAAGGTCTGGATGTCGCGGCGCTTGAAGCGCTCCGGCATCTGCTGATCCTGCTCGATCAAGAAATCCGCCAGTTCCAGGGCGTCTTCGAACTGGGCGGTGTCGAACAGCCAGACCATGACCTGCACCACAACGCGGTTCGGAAAGTTCAGCCCCGATTCGCAGTAGCGCTGGACGTAGTCCTGGTACTTGGGCAGCAGTTCGTCACGCTTGAGCGTCTGTTTGCTGGCCAGGTTCTTGAGCGCGCTCAGGCGCGCCAGATCCACGTCCAGCGCCGCTTCCTGCAGCAGAAGGTGCTTGCGGGCATTGGCCGGGCTACTCAACGCGTCGTCCGGGGTGTACGCCATGGCCGCGCCCGACAGGGCAACAGCTACAGCGGCCACACCCGAGGCCAAGATGCGGCGCTTGTGCGCCAGGGCCAGGCTCACGCCAACAGCTCCACGTTCTCGGTCAGAGCGATCTTCTCCAACTGCTCGATCACGTAACCTTCGTTGCGGCTGTTGTAGTCCTCGACACGGGAGCGTTTCGGGTTGTCGACCGTCTGCTTACGCCAGCTGGAATCCTGGAAGTAGATCGACAGGTTGTCCCAGCTGGTGACCAGCACGGCGTTGACCGGGAAGAACGGCACGCTGAAGCTCGGCAGGCCGCCGTAGGTCTCGATGACTTGGGCCTCTTCGATGCGTTCTTTCTCGGTCGGGGTATCGCCCTGCTTGGCGTACAGCTTTGCCTTGTCGGCGGCGAGCAAGTCACTACCGATGATCGCCACCAGGTCGCCGCCATCACGCAGACGCTCGTCCACCATTTGCTTGGTGTCGTGCACCAGGGCGTCGAGGTTCGCATAGTCGCCACCGGCGCCCAGTTTGACCTTGCCAGAACCCGCCACGCCTTCCTTGAGCAC